ATTACCCCTCCATTCTGCCCCCCTTAAAGGCGGCTTAAATCTCCGGGAAGAAGTTATATTTTTCTATTGCTTACGTCACTGCTGCCTTTGCAGTAGTGTGACAGTAACTAAGAATTTGCACCTCGTTCTTCCCTTTTTTAGATAATTGTGAACTCAGATAAAGCATCTTTATACCATGCAATTCATACAATTTCAGAGCTGAACCTTGCTCAGACGCCCTTGCCCATACGACATCTGAAACTATGAAATACGTATGAATTGTATGGAATTATATAACTTTATAGTTTCACAATTACCGGTTCCCTTCTTTGTTAATTAAGTTTCTCATTGCTTCGTATAATCCAGTACTGGCCAGTCCGCTTATCATTCCACCCAGTATTACGGTGGCAGTGATATGGGACAGGTTCATTGCGGCATTTACGCAGGTTCCAATTACCAGCATGATAACGGGTATGTATTTGTTACTGATGAAATCCAGGCTTGTCTTAATAACATAACCGATACACAGGCAGATGCCTAATACAACCAGATTTATGTAGTCATTTAAAAATGTTATTTCCATATATCCCCTCCTTTATTATATCACAACTTCGCCTCATTCGTTCTTTTTATATAATTCAATATTATCCAGTCTTTTATGGGCATGTTTTGTTAATTCCTCCAGGCGTATAATCCTTTCCCTATCCTCTTTGATATCGTTTTTCACATTGGATAGTTCGGATTTTATTTCTGAAATCCCATTTCCTATATTTTCAAGCTTGACAATCACCGTTGTAAGCTCAGCAGTGTCCTGTTTTGTATCAGACTTCTGATTTCTCTTTAGATTTGTTATCCCTGTATATATGCCAAATGAAAGGGAAACACCGGAAATGAGCATAGCAACTTCGATGGTCATAGGCAGCTCCTTATAAGATTTATTTTATTGATTTTTCTTTTTTAATCCCAAATAAATTCATAATTACAATTACGATGGGATGATAAATAAAAGGGATATACCACCAGATTTGCCTAACTTAAATGACTTTCTAAACTATCAAGTCTTCCAGCTCATAGGTTTGCATATCTAGTTTGTATAATCCCGTTTATTGTGAGTGGTTATTGCCAGTGCTTCTTTCATCTACTTTCTTAAAGTACAATGCGCTTTAAGGATTCCAGCTTCTGCTTCAACTGCACTGGCGTATGCAAAAGTTTTATAATCCTCATAGGTATCAAATGTCTTAGAATATTGCATTACCAAGTATAATCAAATCAGTAGAAGCTATAGCAACTCCACCATTCATAATAGATAAGGCATTTCCATTTATGCCTATTAGTATATTACATATTCCCTTTAAAGTACTTGAACTACTAACTACTATGGCGGGCAAAATTTTTACCTGTCCATTAGTTGGTAAACTATGTGTTCCAACCTGTAAAGATGCATTTGCCGCGATAGTCAATCCAGTGAATTGAAGATTATAGACGAGTGGCAAATTTCCACAATACCGTAAGGAACCCAAAACACTTCCAGTTGTCATTGTTAAAGTAGCTGTTCTCCAGCCTACATATGCCTGACCATCATCCTGTATTACAAATGCATCACTTCTAGCCGCATCAGATGTTCCATTTCCAATCATTAATAATGCAGTTGTATTAGGTATATTATATCTACCAAAAATAGCTTGTTCATTTCCATTTGCTCTTAAGTCTAATCCGTGAGCAAAAGAATTCCCTCCTGATACTTGTGTCAGGTAACCACCTGCATGAGATGCTCCTCCAGAAGCTGTAGTAGTATTACCTTCTGCGTGTGAGCAATTTCCACTAGCGTTCGTAACATATCCCTCTGCGTGAGAGTGGTATCCTAATGCCATAGTACCATATCCCTCTGCATGAGCAGGGTATGAATCAGATATAACAACCATATGTGTCCAAGTTGAATCTATCATAGCGGCTGTATCTAAAGTAACAACCAATCCATTTATAGCTGTAATATTGATTTGATATAATAATTCATCAGTTACTGGTATTCTCCTTAATTGCAATTTCATTCCAACAGTCAATCCAGTTATTTTTTCTAATGTAACTGTTTTTGTGGTATTATTAAATGCAGTAATTTTAAACGAAGTTCCAACAGCTGCAAAGTTTCCATATCCCTCTGCATGTGCCCATTGACCTGCCCAGTTGCCATCACCCTCTGCGTGTGAATTAATATTAATAGCTATATTTCTTGAGCCCTCCGTATGAGAAGCAGGTCCAATAGAACGATTATTATGACCTTCTGCATGTGAATATTCGCCATTTGCATAGTTTCCATGTCCCTCTGCATGTGAAGAAATTCCTTGTGCCGCAGTATGGTCACCTTCTGCATGTGAAGATTGACCATACGCAACTGTTACATAACCCTCTGCATGTGCCATTTGTCCTATTGATGGGTCAGTAGAACTTCCTCCTGCTTGTGAACCTTGACCCTCAGCATGGCTATAATAAGAATATGTTTTAGTATTAACACCCTCGGTGTGTGAGGCATCTCCTTTAGCAATAGTACCTTGGCCTTCTGCATGAGAGAAATTCGTTAATGCCTTAGTTTGATAACCCTCAGCATGTGCACCTATTCCTATACTTATTCCTGTTGTAGAATCACCAGTTTGTGTATAATACCCCTCTGCATGAGAAGAACTTGCATAGGTATAATTATTTGCCCCCTCTGCATGGGAATTATTTCCACTAGCTAGATTAATAGAACCTTCTGCATGAGAATTGATACCACGAACTATATTACCTTCCCCCTCGGAATGGGAATTTTTACTTAAAGCCTGGTTATCAGTACCCTCTACATAAGAAGACATGCCAGAAGCAATATTGTTTACACCCAAAGAAGTACTATTTTCACCGACAATCGAACTTTTTAATCTATTACCCACAGTTAAATAACTAAATGCTGGCTCACCATCCACATCATTAGTTATATTCTTAACTTTATCCTGAGCATTTTTTATTTCAGTATCGATAATATCAAAATTTCCGTTAATCCCATCGATATCAACATAATCATTCCCCTTCTGTTTCTCCAAATTAAAATTCTCTGTATATTCTGCCATTCTCTCACCTCTCTCTTAACTGATCCCAGGTAAAGCTTCCCGCTTCTGCCCAGGTCATGTGCAAAATATCATTCCAGGTATTATAGGTATACTCAAAGGTAAAGCTTAAATGGGCCGGTTTAATTTCTTCAATGGTTAAGGTCAGATCCGCCATATTAGCCGGAATCCCTTTAGTTCCTACGAACTTCACCACAAAACTGCTATTCTCATTATCCTCAATCACCGCCACCTCGCCGTTGGAGTAGGACCTTGCTGCCTCTGCAATCATCTTTTTTGTTACCGTTCCGGTTCCCCTTACCTTGGCGCGGATTCGCTCCCGCCGGAATTCATCGCTTTTCGTTACATCTACATTTAGCCCGTAGACTTTTTCATACCTGCTTAGCAGGAAGGTGGCAGTATCTATAAAGCACTGGTCTACGGTTTCTTCCAAGTTGTCAGCCAGTTTATTAATCTCACCGTTTAGCAGCCCCTGAAGGTTTTCCATGGTCTGATTGCCGGTGTAGTACTCCGGTAAATATTCCAATAAGTTCAGATTCATTCGAAAGCCACCTCCGTCAGATGAACAGACCCGGCAATAGGCATTTCCGTATCTTCTATTGCTATATTGGTTACTCCGCCATTTACAAGTAAATCCGAATAATCTGCAATTCCTTCCGTTGCCAGCAAAAGACTTCCGATTCTTGCATAACTGACCATATAGGCTTCAAAGATTGTTCCTTTTAAATACCCGGTAAAGGCTGCCGTAAAGCTGTTTACAACCTCCTGTAAATGCCTGGTTCCATCCAGTTTTATATCAGCAGTTACTGAAATATCCCTGCTGGCAGGACTGGCTACCGTAACCGTGGCCCCAATGGGTCTTACTTCTTCGATATGATTGTAAACAGGCTGTTCCAAACCGGCATCAATAGCCATATTGCTGTCTACAATAATGACTTTCACCGTACCATTACCATTCCAGAGCGGGTATATTTTGGCATCTCCTACACCCGGGACTTCCAGCGCCCATTTCTTATAATTATCCGCATTGCCGCTGGTGCTGGGGGACTGGATCTGGTTATAGAACCTGATACGGAGATTGTCATCCGTTTCCTCCTCTTCCCCGGCTGTTATTATGTCAGCAAGGGTTGCCTTGACCTCTGCTATATTATCAAGGGTCAGAAGGTTCCCTGTATAAAGGTTTCCGGCTTCTCCGTACTGTTCACACTGGGCTTTATAACTGTTTTCTGTTAAGTTCCCGGTAATAATATAAGTGGTTTCCCCAAGGCCCCATCTGGAGCCGATTGGAATCCCACCAGTGGCAGTTACCTTTCTGATCGCCTTTGTGGCCGGCTTTCTGGTAATACCGTAATCCGCTACCACCCTGTCCAGATAAATCCCTACTGCCGTATCCCCGGAAACCAGGTCTATAAAGTTATTTAAGTTAAAATAATTCTGTACCAGCTGATAAGCACAAGGGGCAAGGGCATCGTATATCACACTGCCTTCCCGCTTATCCACATCACTGGTGACGCGGTTTAACATATCATCTAATATGGCTTCATATGTCATTTCTTCAAACACTTAGTAAGTCACCTCCCTTGTGATCTGCATTTCCCCATAGATGCTGGTAACTGTAAAGGAACAGTTCATTTCATCCCCTGTCTCTGAAAATTGAAAATTGTCCACACTGGTAATCCTCTCGTCTGCCAGCAGGCATTCTCTGATTCTTCGCATGAGTTCTATTTTTACGTAGGTAGGGTCCTGCCCTATAAGGTTCGTCAGTTCAATTCCGTATTGAAAGCTATATATGGGGTATTCATATTTTTCTGTATTTAGCACCTTGTATATAGCTTGTTTTAATGCTTCTCCATCGGTTACATACCCCTGGATTTTATCTTCTGTCAGCTGATATGTCCTGCCAGGTTCTGGTGCAGTGGAAAAGGTTAGTCCATCAGGTATCCTGTTTACTGGAATCACTTTATCACCTCCAGAATATAGTACTGCTGCCCGCCGTGATTTCTGATTAACCTGACTTTATCCCCCGCCACTGCGGTAAGCTTTAGATTACCGATAATAAGTTCCTCCGGTATGGTCAGCTTATCACTGATTTGAATTCCGTCTGACGTAACAGTTCCAAGAAGGAGGCTGCACAGCTTAGCATTATTTAAATAATTTTCTACGATCCGTTTAATCTCCTGTATCATTCATTACCTCCAGACTCATGGTGTGGGATGGCAAGAAGTCATGGGACGCGCTTTTTACCATCAGTTTCTTATTATAATTAATGTCTTTTATTAAGCAGTAAAACCCGGAGCCGGCCCTTATTCTGGTATCTCCGATACAATCCAGGCTTATAGTTTCTTTCTCTTTGTTGTAAAGCTTTAAAAGGTTATTAGCCATTTCTTTGATCTGGGATGAATTATACTTTTTATCAATGTTTTCATAATATTGTAAAAATCCGTAATTATGGATGGAAGAATCATCTTTCTTAACAGTAATATCCACCTTTTTTGCTTCTTCGTCTTCAGAAACCAACTTAATCATGTTATAAAAATCATCGTCTATGGATTGGTCAAATTTATAGTCATAACATAAACTGTAATCGCCCAAAATCAAATCTGTGCTCAGCTTTCCAAGTTCTCTTAAGGTAATCACGCCAAATTCATCCCGCAGGGCGTACCATTTTCCTTTGTATAATAAGGTGTCACTGATAGCGGAATAAATGATATCCAACCAGGTTTTATCGTCTTGTACACCAGTAGCCAGTATGTATTTTGTGTCTGCTATGTCACCTTTTGATAGTTTAAAATAGTTGCACATTTTGTTGACTAACGTAGTCACCGTTTCCCCTTTTACTACCAGGGTATCCTTGGCTTTACAATATCTTAGCTGGTCATAAGCCGTTACGCTGATTTCATTTCCTTTGCCGCGGCTTACTTTAAATACATATCCCTGAAATATATTGGCGTTTTTGTAAGTAAATTTTACGGCACTGCCATTTTTAATTTCAAGGTTTTTATTAATATAGGAAAATTCCAGTTTGCTGCAGCCATCATTTAATTTATCTTCATAGGATATTTTAGTCACCAGTTCACTGATGTCATAAAACCGGTTATCCACCCTTACTATAAATTCCATCATGGTATCACCAGCTTCTGCCCGGGATAAATCAGGGACGGATTTTTGATTTTATCTTTATTGGCATTGTAAATCTTTGTATACTTCGAGCCATTCCCATAATATTTCTTAGCAATTGCCCATAGACTGTCACCTGACTGCACCACGTAGGTGCCTTTATTTTTGGGATTTGTTTTATTATCATTTGGTGAGCCCAGCCGCTGCGTATCATCTTTGGTCTTAACTCTGTCGAATTCCTGGTATTCTAAAAGTTTAAAGGAGATGTATTTATCCCCTTCTTCCCCTGCTCTTTCCTTAATGGTTAAGTCTTCAATCAGAATCAGGGTATTAATACTGTCATCGTACAGTTCTTTATTAGAAATAACTCTCCCTGCCATAAATCTTACCGGTGTTGCTTCACTTCGTATTTTAGAAAACAAATTAATATAATAACCAGCAGGAAGGAAAGCCGAACGGGAGCCTAAAAAGTTCATAAATGGAAACTGAAAATCTGGTTCTTTTGATTCCACATAACTGTTCCACTGCAAAGGAAATTCACATTCAAAACTGTACTGCTTTAACTCCATATGGGTTGGGACAGCGATCTGTCCAAGCTTTAATACTTCAAACTTATCTATTGCCTGGGTGCTTGAAACTTCAATTTCTTCCGGATTAGTTGGCAGTCTGTAGGTAGTGTTTCCGATATCAAAAAATACTGCGTACATTAATATACCCCCTCACTTGCCACTGCTATTTCATTTTGTAATATTTCCCTGATACGGCCTGCTATCTTATTGGCATCCGCATTCTCATGTACATCCCCGAACTGAACGCTTATGTTTGGTGCTAAGGAGTTGGTCGCTACATTCGCTATGTAATCCCGCTCTGCGATTTCTCTTAAGTAGTCTAAATCATCCTCCGGCATTTCTACATTGACTGAATCGTTAGGACCGGTTCCTTTTACCGGGAGGGGGTTACTTTCGCTTGTCGCTGCTGCTTGTTTATAAGGATCAAATGGGAGCTGTTTGGTTGGATCATCACCAATTACACCTTCAAGAGGTGATTTAACACTATTACCTATTTTATTAGCTATATCTATTCCTTTGTCATACCCCGCTAAGGCACCATCTTTTAGTTCACCGGTTTCCTTATGTTGAACAAATTCTTTAAAATCTGATTCTGTTTTAAGTTTTTTTACTTCACCCTCTAAATAGCTGATACCATTAGTTATACCGTCATTCACATTTATCTCTACTCCAGGTATCATGTTAATAAGATCTACTATTCCTTTTACTAAACTTCCAATAAAACTAAGAAGATCAATACCCATACTGGCAAATAAAATCTTAATACTGGAAATAGGGTCATTAAACACATTACCAAAGAAATTGGCGAAATCCGCTATAAAGTTCCATATAAGTACAAATCCATTATAAAAAGCTGTAGCAAATCCTCCGATGGCACCTCCGATAAAACCTATTATTTCCTGCCAGGTTACTCCCATACTCAAAGCTGCTGCTATTACAGCCCCAATAAGACCAATAATTAATATAATAGGAAGGGCCGCAATCAGCCAGGAAACAGCCATTGCCATTACATTCATAGTTATCAGCACCAATGCAGCAATTGCCGCAACTCCTAATATAGGACCGATGGTACTCCACCCATTGGTAATTGTATCAATAATCCAGGAAGCTCCCTCAGCCAAAAAACCAAAGCCTGTAATTAAGCCGTTAATAAATCCGTTGATTTCCGGCGTCTCAAGAAGTTCAGTTATTTGCTCCATAATTCCTGAAAAAGCCTGTAACCCACCCTCTTGGATTCTGGTCCAGATATCATCAAAGGTCATCGGGGTTTGAGAAAAACTATCATTTATCTCAGTGCTGGCTGCAAACATTGCATTTTTAATATCTTGTGACGTAATCTGTCCCTTATCTGCCAATGCTTCCAGCTCATTGCCTGTTTTTCCGGTATAACTGGAAATTGCCGCTACTATTGCAGGAGCGGTCTGTGCAAGGGAGGATAAATCATCTCCGCTTAGACTTCCGCCAGCCATGGAATCTGTTAGCTGACCCATAGCAGAAGAACGTTCTTCTTTGCTTCCCCCGCCTGCTACAAAGGACTTTTGAGCCAATTCCGTAAAAGCTATGGTTTCGTCATTTGTCTTAAATACATTTCCAGTCGTAGCCTCAAGCTTCGTAACCGTACCTGCCATACTGGAATAAGAGCCTCGGGAATTGCCTGCTGCTGCATAGATTTTATTTTGAAGCTGCCCTTGTGTTTGGCTCCCGTCATTCACTGCACCAAGTTTAGTATTAGTTCTTGACATATTATCTATCAATTCCATACCTTTTTTTAAATTATCCAGTTTAAAAACTGAGTCAAATTTTTCCCCGATTTTGTCACGTACACCTGAATTAACTTTACCTACCTGACCAACAATATTTTTAAGGACCTTTCCTGCCTTTTCCATAATATGAATCGATTTTTTAGAATTTTCACCTGCTTTGCCCAACTTATCTGCCGTTTTCTCTATTGCCCCCGCAGCATCCTGTGCTTTATTATCTACTTCCTTGGTTTTTGCACCTGCGGCTTCTAGTTTGTCCGTAACAATATCTGTTGTTAAAGCCGCTTTATCCATTTTACTGACCATATCTTTTAAGCCGGATGATGAAATTAGCATTTTGTCAGCTACCTGACCTGCAATTATACTAGCTTCTCTCATACTTTTTGCAGCTAACCCTGCTCCTAATGAAACAAAAAGCATTCTTTTTGTTACTCTGTCGGTTAGTTCTAACAACCGATCCAGTGAACTGGAATATATGTCAGTGGATACAATAACCTCATTCATACTTGCCATTACCTTCTGCCTCCTTTCGCCTTTATTCTATCCGACTGCTTTTTCTCCTCCTCTACCCGCACCGAGATACTGGCGTAAATGAAAGCTTTTTCCCGTTGGCTCATAACATCCAGAACGGAGGGAAGGATATGCAGTTTCTGAAGTGCAAAGTGAGCTAGATTAAACTCAGCATCACCCTGCCTTATTCGTTTTTTGCTTCTTCAATGTCCTCATTCACATCGGTATCAAGACCGCTTAAAGATTGAACTGCCTGGGCTAATGTGGCATATTCGCCTACTAACAGCATGTTCTTAAGAGTTTCTGTTTCGCCAAGACCGTATTTGTCCTGAAGCTTGGCATCAAAGAGATTTGGAAATACTACGGCGCTTGCTGTTAAAGCCTGGACATATTCGGTACGATTAAAGGTTTCTGTTCCTTTTTTATCTTTTCTGGTATATTTCTTAATCAGCTGTTCATTTTCCTTCTGGGTAATGGGGCGGATAATAAACGGAATTACTTTACCGTCCTCCATAAAACGGTTGGATACAACTACCTCCTGATTATCAACTTGTACCGGATTTAAAAATGCTTTTAATGAACTCATATTAGTTCTCCTTTCAATTCAAACGAAAATGTTATTTAATTTGTGCTGAACTACTTGGCTTTATTTCTTAACCTTTAGCCCACTTTATTTCATAATCTACTGCACTTAACTACATTTCTTACTATGTATCACTTAGGTTACTTGTCTTAACCTGCATCATTTAACGCATACATCCCTTAATCTATTTTTCTTTATCTATATCTCTTAAACTATATTCCTTAACCCATATCGCTTAATCTATATCCCTTAATCCATATCTATTAATCCATATCTATTAATCCACATCTATTAATCCACATCTATTAATCCATATTTTTTAACTCTTACAACTCATATCTTTTAATCCCTTTAACACGTAACTTTTATTCCTTAGTCCGTAACTTTTATTCTTTTAATCCGTATCTTTTAGTCCATTCATCTTTTAACTATATTTCCTTCCAATTACCATGAAAAATGGGTTATACAGGCCTGATGCATACTAAATATGTTCAAATATTTGATAAAATCTTAAATCAAACAATTCAGTACCTAGTCCCTTTACTAAGTTAGTATTTTAGTATTTTTATATCAGTATTTTCCAAACCAGCCCCACAATCTTAAACTGCAAAGCCAGCCCTCATAAATACCTCCCGGGACATATCAGATAAAGTCAGATGCAGACAGCAACCCCCGCCAAACCAAACCTATGTATCTGGAGGTATATTCCTGTGGTTATATGCATTTATCAAAAAATCCAAAAAAACTAAATTCCATCAAGCCTGTAGCTCTCTCTGCATCTACATGTTTTTATTCTTTATTTAAATCTTCATAATTTGCCGGTGTATTAAAATCACTCAGCTTTTCAATATTGTCAAACGTAAAGTCCGAATCAATGGTAATCGGATCATCGGATTGGTCATCCAGATTAGTTACCGGTATCGTTTTTAATAATACATTATGAAGCCGTACCTCCTGTCTGCCAATAGAGGATTGAGGGTCTTCATTTATTGCATGAATTGTTATATCACCGAAATTTCCACCATTCAGATACTCAACTGCAAGTTTTAACATATCGGAGTTCATAAAATACATGGTCATACTTCCGGTACCTTCTGCTCCTACTACTTTGTGCTGGGTCATGCGGTGGCCTAACATTCTTCTGGCTTGTACCGTTAAATCAATCTGCGCCTTTAAACTGGAGATTTCAAATAAGTCTCTGCTTTCTCCGTTAATAATAATAAAGGCTTTTCCCTCTTTCGAAGAGATGGTATCTGCTAATCTTACATAATTATTATTGTCTGACATATTCTATCTGCCTCCTTAGGATAATTTTACTGTGATGTACATCTTTTCAACGCTGTCAACGGGTTTAATATAGCAATCAACGACAACGGCATCGGAATCTGTGCCCTGGGAAATGGTTACATCATCCGAGGTAAATTCCTTAATGGCATCCAGTCTCTGCAATTCATTAAAATACTCAACGAGAGTTGCTCTTAACAGTGATCTGCCGTCTTGATTATTATTTAATTGTCCGACATAGTTGGACTCAAAAATTTCCGTAATGTCGTTGTTGATGCCATAAAGGGTACGGATTACCCTGTTCTTGGTAAAGGGTTTCCCTTTTGTTTCAGTCAACGTAGTCAGGGAATTGATATCATACGCAGCAGTCACATTCTGTGCGCTGTCTACCTTGAAAATGAATTCACCATTTGTAATGGCTGCTTCCATTTCTGCTTTTGTTTTACGGGGTACAACATCAACGGCACCCTGATATTTTTTACCCGTATTGGAACGGTTAATATTGGCTCCGGCAGTGATACCAGCCACCCAGGGTGCGGTCTCTGCTGCTGTAAGGATGGTTCCGTCGGTTAATTTAACTCCCTGGGTTACGTTAATAATGCCTTCAAAATCTCCTTTATGATTTGCCAGCACGCCCTGGATTCCTTTCCCTTCACTGCTGATCATGCCGCTTACCCAAGTTGCGATAACCGCTTTATTACTGTTAAAGTCCACACCGTCAAAAGGATATACCAGTACATCAAAATCCAGGGTTTTAATAGCCCCAAGTGCTGCCTGTACCGCTGCCCCGTCGTGGGCACTGCCAAGGTTATAAACCTTTACAGTCTGTGCGCTTTTACAGGCCTGTCCTGCCAGAAAAGTATCCTTTGCCGTTACTCCCCCAGGGAAATCGTTTCCTACCGCAGTTACCGTATAGATATCACCTGCTGTTCCAACGCTTACTTCCTGTAGTAAAAGTACGGTTCCCCGGTCTCCCGGTGTAATAGATAAGGGGGCATTGGTTAAGAAATTAATATATGCACCCGGTAAAATTTTATTTTGATTGTTCCATGTTCCTGCCATGATAATCCTCCTCTATAATTTTGTATTAACTTCCTGTTTCTGCATTTTAATAAACTCTTCCTCTTTCCTAACGGAATATTGGATTTCAAAGGTGAAATGCAGTACTTTTTCGATGGTTTCTGCTTTTCTATTTCTGATCCGGCAATGATCGATGCTGTCAAATCCGGTAAACAGCCCCCTGGATACCCTTAGACAGTCGCCATTTATTGTTTCAGAAACGTTGCTAAAATAAGAAATATCAATAATCATTTGATTCTTATAGTTTCCTTGGAGCAGACTGGAATAAGTCTGGCTCTTTACCTGAATGAAGAATGACGGCTTCTGATATTCCCCCGGCAGATCTTCCTCGTATACGGAATAATCCGGATAAAGTTCTAACAGCTTGTTTTTAATTGCCTCTCTTATCGTATCCTGCATCTTCTCTCCACCACTCCTTTCCCTATGACTTCACACTTCGCGGCATGGCTGCCCTAACAGCCCCAAATAGTCCATGAAACTCAAGTGGTATATGATAATTAAGTCATTCGGGGTGAATTATCCTATTATCCACACATAAGTTTTTTCTCGTTTTCCCCCAAGGCTTATATAAATGTAGTATCAGCCTGTCATCAGCTATATACGGAACAGCCCCTCATAAGACGTTTTGATTTCTTCCAGTTGCTCCTTAATACCAGTTACGGTACCGTCATCAGCAACCGAAAGCCTGGATTTATCAAACATGCCGATTAACAGGTCTGTGTACTGAAACTTACCAAGTGTGTGGCGGATAGCAAGCTCCTTTAGGAGGTCTTTCATTTTAGCTTCCTGTTCCGCTTTTATGGCCGCATTGGTGCTTAATATGTCACGGATGATTTTCTCAAGTTCCTGGTGGCTGAGTTTACTGGCATTTTGCTCTTTCCTTTGAACTTCTAAAGTAGCCAGCTTTCTCTCCAGTTCTTTTTTTACTTCATTTACCTGATCAAATCTGGACTTAGGGATATAGCCCTTTAATTCCTCCCGAAGAATATCCACAGCTTTTTCAGCCATATCTTCCGTAAAGCCAAGTTTTGTGAATTGCTCTTTCTTCATAAAATCCTCACTTTCAAATACATTCTTTCACATGGTTCAGTCCAAGCTATTTGTCTTTGTAGTTAACGTCAGAAATACCAAAATGACGAGGTATTCTCTATTCTTACTTCTTCTATTATGAAAGCTAAAAAAGATAAGCTGAATATTCAACAGTCGCTGCCCGCCCCTCAACTAATATGACCGTTTTTCCCTATGCCTTTTGGGCATCTACACTGATTTGATAATTATTTATTCTTTCTCCTATAGAATTATCGTTTTTCTTACTTTTTACGTAAGTTTGTGAGTAAAAAAAATTACTTTTTGATATGAGTTCTAAATACAAATGATAACGTTTAATTTGCTGTAATTATGGGGTTTACTTAATAAATTTAAAGAAATAATTTATAAATATAATTGCATCTGGTCTTTACCTTAAAGTTTACTAACTTAATCTTAGACTTACGTATTTTCTTACTATCTAAGTCTGCTTGGAATCACCTCTTACGTATTGCGTAAGATTATAATACCACCTTCTTTTCACTTTGTCAATACGTATTACGTAAGTTTTTTTAATTTTTTATTTCAATATTGCATTTTACGAAAGTTAGTGCTATATTAATCTTGTACCTTTTATTAAGAAGTAATCCGTAATGCCAGAAATTATGTAACGATTCAATTTCAGTATTTATGCAACAAGATCGTAGTGTTTATCATTATTGTGTGCATCGGCTTCGTAAAATGCCCTGTAACGGTAAAGGTACTGCGCAGTTACAAAATTATCATGAATACTGATAAGAATATCCTATATGAGAACACCTTTTTGTTCAGTATAATAATACCTAATCAGGATAATGAGCTTACCGAAAAGCTGATAGGTTTATGGGTTTACCTTATCAAAAACCTAAATATATAAAATCAGGAGCCGGTACTTATGTCAGTTTTACAAGGAAGGATAAAGGAGAGAAGGTTAGCCTCAGGAATGACTTTACTGGAAGTAGCAAACCAATTGGGGGTAAAAGAAGCTACCATGCAAAGGTACGAAAGCGGAGAAATTAAAAATATTAAGCATGAATCTATTGTTAAGCTTGCCGAAATCTTTCACTGCTCCCCCGCATACCTTATGGGCTGGGAGGAAGTATCCGTGCCGACCGTTGCTGCCCATAAAGAAGATAATGAAAACTGGACTGCTGAGGAACTCTCTAAAATTGAAGAATATAAGCAGCTGCTCCTTGCAGCAAGAAGTAACAAACAAAAGGGTTATTAAAGGGGAGAGGTTAATGACATACGAAGATTTACAAAAGCAGCACGATAATCTGTTTGTAAAAGAAATGGAACTATATGAAGTTGAGGGTTTAAAAGGATTATATATTGACGGCTGCATCGCTATCGACAAACATCTGACCACCAAGGAAAAAGGATGTGTCCTGGCAGAAGAAATCGGTCATCACCTGACCTCCGTCGGCGATATTCTTGACCAGACTGACGAGAATAACAGAAAGCAGGAATACCGCGCCCGTTTAATTTCCTATGACCTTCAGGTAGGTTTAGAGGGCATAATCAATTGTTATGAAGCCGGCTGTACAAGCCTTTATACCATGGCTGAGTACTTGGATATTACGGAAGATTATTTAAAAGATGCTCTGGAGGCTTATAAAAATAAATACGGAACTTTGGTGGAATATAAAAATTATCTTATCTATTTCACTCCCTGCCTTGGAGTTTTAAAAAGGCTGGAATAG